CTCCGGGTTTTGTTTCGCGGGGGTGAATTGACATGGCATCAGGACTGCGCAAATACGTAGAGGCCATTCCCGGGACGCCCTTGCCGCACGGCATCCTCAATGCCTGTACCGACGTCCGCGATGTCGATGACGTCCACGAGTTGTTGGGTGTCGAGTGGATGGCCCTGGGCTGCTGTCCGGTGCAGGTGTGGAGGGACCCGTGTCTCAACGATGAGAGCCCGGGCGCGCCGGTGCAGAAGGAGTTCTGCAGACCGTCTGTTGAGCACGCCGAGCCCATCACGGTGTACGCGGGCTCCGAGTGCTCCACGATGGGCTGGACGTACACGGAGGCCCGTGAGCACGCCGAGGCCTCGCTCGAACTCGGCGAACAGCAGGCGGTCGAGGCCGGGTTCTGGTCCGCGAAGCTCGCGATGACCGCGACCATGGGCGTACCAGACATTGTGGTCCCGGTGAGGGAAGGGGCCGTCAACGAGCAACTGCGCTACGCGCTGCGCTCGTGGGCGGCCCACCTTCCGCACGGCCGGGTGTGGCTTGTGGGGCACCGGCCGAAATGGGCGGCCGGTGTCGGGCACGTCCCGACCCGGCAGGCGGGCACGAAGTACCAGAACACCACCGTGGCGGTGCGTGCGGCGTGTGAGCACCCCGACGTCTCCGAGCGCTTTTTGCTGTGTAACGACGACTTCTTCGCCATGCATCCCGTGGAGGAGATGCCGGTCTTCCACCGCGGTCCGGTGCGGCGGGTGGAGGCGTACTACGCCGCCCGTGCCTCGGGGAAGTACCTGCGCGGGATGCGGGAGACCAGGGAGCTCCTGGAGAGCCTGGGGCACCCCGAGCCGCTGTCCTACGAGTTGCACGTCCCGCTTCCTGTCGATCGGGGCGGCATGCTCAACGTGCTTGAGGTGGGCCGCCAATTGGACGTCGTCCACAAGCGATCCCTGTACGGCAACCTTGCACAGCTCGGCGGTACGGAGATCCGGGACGTGAAGATCCTGCACCGGGCACCGCGCGGCTACGGGCCGGAGAGCCCGTTCCTGTCGACGATGCCCGACTCTTTCGCGCACGGGCACGTCGGCCAGTTCATCCGCCGCGCCTTCCCCGAGCCGAGCCGGTACGAGACAAGGAGGCGCTGATGCCGCTCCAGATCGGCCCGTGCGACGCCTGGCCTGTCTCGTTGTGCTGCGACGTCCCGGAGGGGATGGAGCAGGATGAGGTGGACCGCTGGGCCCGCGTCGCCTCGCAGATCCTTTGGGGACTGTCCGGCCGACGCTGGGGCCCGTGCCCCGTCACCGTGAGACCTTGCAGGCGGTCCTGTGGGGACTCCGACTTCTTCAGCTTCCAGACGGGCACAGGCACCGGCCCGTGGATCCCGTACATCGGCTCCGACGGCATCTGGCGCAACGCCTCGACATGCGGCTGCAAGTCGGACTGTTCATGCGGCGAGTTGTCCGAGGTCTATTTGCCTGGTCCCGTGTACGACGTCGTCGAGGTCCTCGTCGACGGCGAGGCCCTGGTCCCGGAGGCGTACCGGGTCGACTCGGCCGGCTTGCTGGTGCGCACCGACGGCGAACCTTGGCCGGACTGCCAGGACATGGCTGCGCCGACGAGCGAGCCGGGGACGTTCGCGGTGACGTACCGGTGGGGTCTGCCGCTCGATGACGCGGCGATCGCCGCCGTGTCTGATCTGACGTGCCACTTCCTCAAGGGCTGCTCCCCGGGCGGCTGCGGGTGCAAGACGCCCCGGGGCGTAACGCGCATGGTGCGCCAGGGCATGGAGATGGAGCTGCCCGACCCGACACTCCTCTTCAGCGAGGGCCGGACCGGCTTGCCGATGGCAGACCTGTGGTTGGCGACCGTGAACCCGTACCGGATGACCAGCCCGTCCCGTGCCTACAGCCCCGACTACAAGCGCCCACGGGTGACGACATGGCCCTGAGCCCCCTTGCGATCCACGACCTGACGGAGGCCGTCCTCGGCTGCGTGTGCGTCGCCCTCGACCGCACCGCGGCCGAGGCCGACGGACAGCCCGGGTGCCCGTCCTGCCGGGCCTGCGTCGTGCCGGGTCAGCCGGCGTGGGACTCGTGCGACGACCCGTGTGGCGAGGAGTCCGGCGGGCAGCTGTCGGTGTCGGTGGCCCGCATCTACGCATCGACGGACGCCGACTTCCCGGCCGAGGCCCGCATGGTTCAGGGCGTACGCGGCTGTGCCCTGCCGAACGTCACCGCGCTGGAGCTGGTCGTCACCCTGCTGCGGTGCGCGCCCACGTTCACCGAGCAGGGGTGCCCGCCGACCTGTGACGAGCTGTCGGCGGCGTCGAAGATCCTCCACATCGACATGGTGTCGGTCTACAACGGATTGCTGTGCTGCCTGCCCGGGACGGAGCAGCGGCGGCGCGGCCGACGCTTCGTGATGGGTGTTCAGCGGACGATCGGGCCGGAAGGTGGCTGCGTCGGTCTGGAGCAGCGCGTCACCGTGGCGTTGCCCGGGTGCGCAGAGTGCCCCGGCGGGGAGGAGTCGTCGTGAGTGTTGAGGTGCGGATCGACCCGGGGAGGATCGCGCGGACGCTGCGGCTGCGTGGCGGGCGTACGGCGCGGAAGCTCGCCGAGAGGACGCAGCGGACGGCCTCGATCGCCGAGCGGGAGGCGCCCGGGTCGATGGGCAGGTACATCACGTGGAAGGTCACGGAGGGCCCGAGGGGGCTCCAGGGCGTCATCGTGTGCGACCACCCGGCGGTGCGCTGGGTCAATGAAGGCACCCGTCCCCACATCATTCGCCCCCGGCGGAAGCGCGTTCTACGGTTCGAGATCCGCGGTCGTGAGGTGTTCGCTGCCTACGTCCGCCACCCCGGCACGAAGCCGAATCCGTTCATGGCCAGAGCACTTCGACAGGGCCGCTGAGCCGGGCCGGTCAGAGTTACGGGGCTGGATCCGGGTCAGGGCCTGGGTCAGGTGGCGGGGTTGACTGGGGCCGCCTGGCCCCAGCGATCAAAGCGTGCAGCTCCCGGAGTTCTTGGTCGGTGCCACTCATCGCATAGCTCATTCGGTGCGCAAAGGCTTGGCTGAAGAAGGACACCACTGTGGTGGCGAGGGCCTCCAGGATGAGGAGACCGACGGCGGCGACCGCAACTATGAAGGCGCGTTTGGCTAGTTCGGGATTGGGCTCGGGCTTGGCCGATCCAGACCACTGCAAGACGCTCTTCGTCGAGAGCATGATGAACAGGCACACGGACATGTAGACGAATGATGCAAGGCCATAGACAATGCTCCGACCGGGTCGATACCGGTACAGTCCGAGCAATTCGTCGACCGAGGGGTCCGCACCGCCTCGTCTGGTTTCGAGGAGATGCTCCCAACGAGCCTCGTGTGCGGCGTCACGAGCGGCACTCGCCTGCAGGGCTTTCCGGGACAACGCTCCGTACTGGATCGTCGCTACCAACAGGACAGCACCGTTCAAGCCTACGATGATCGCTGCATAGTCCTGGCTCATGGCCCAGGCCATTCGTCCCCCTGAATGCGGATCGGGTTGCTGCGCGTCCATGGATACCGGGTCCGGTGCGGTTGCGGCCGAGGATTCGTGAAGTTGCCGACGTGCCTGGTGCGGGCAGCGGTAGACGGCGCTGCTCTACCCTTCCCCGTACGCCGCTGGTTTTGGGCCGGGCGACCGCGCGGGAGACAAGGGCACACCCGTGAAGAAGACGTTCGCGCTGAACACTGAACCCCACGTCGCCGATGTCGGCGGCGTCGAGCTGCTGTTCCAACCTGAGGTCATGGGCGATGACTTTATGGATGCGTACCAGTCGCTCATTGATGCCCAGAAGTCGAGCGGCGTGAGCCTGGACGACCTGGCGGGCGTCGACCCCGCTCAGCTTCGCAATGTGTCCCGTGCGCTGCGTGACTTCCTCGCTCGCCTCATGCTGCCGGAGTCCGCCGAGCTGTTCACCCGCCTCGACGTTGTCGTGGACGGGAAATGCGTGGAGTCGTTCGGGGACGCAGCCGAAGCAGAGGAGCACGCGGCGGAGCTCGCGAACGCCCGGATCGTCGACGGGCTGCGCCTCCCAGACCGCGTCCTGGTCGAGCTCCTGGAGTGGGTCGTCGAGCTGTTCGGCGGTGGCAATGGCCAGCGCCCTCCTACGTCGTCTGGCGGCTCTGCGGCATCATCGCCGCCGCCTGGGAGGCGTGGGATGGGAGTCTCGCCCTCCAAGGCGTCGACCCGCACACGTGGCCGCTGAAACGGATGCTGAACGCCGCTG